CGAACAGCACGTCAAGCGTAACATTGACAGTTGCCGTTGAATCAGTGTAGGCCACACGCGAACGCAAGCTGAGACCAGTCCGCGGATCGGTCACGACCGCCATGCGAGCACCGGCACCGTCGCCAATCATGGGCAGCGGAGCCGTCGCAAAGGCGAACGCATTCCGGTGGAACATAATGTTATAGTAATAGGCGTCGGCATAATTCGGAGCTCCGGCATTGGCCGTTTCGAAAGTGATGACCGTTCCGGAGTTATATGCCTGCACAAGCGCCGGATAGCAACTGATCGTAGTCGCCTGATCGGTAACGGTAGCAGTAGCTGTCGCGACATAACGCTGAGTATTTCCGGCCAGCACAAAGCTGTCACCGGCAACGATAGTTTCCACACCGGTCAGGCCGGCAACAGCGACCGAGGTCGCCCGGATCGCGGCAGTAGCCGACAGGGTACCGGCAACGTCGTTAGAACCACTGACAACGGTACCGGAAGTGTGTGAAGAAAGCGTCTGCTGCACGAAGTGCTCGACACCAAAACGGGTTCCCAAGTGACCACGAAGCAGAGCCATGGTATTATCGGGACCGGAAATATTGGCTGCATGGAAAACAGCGCGGTTAAGGAAGGCAGCTTCGAGGGTGGAATCGATCGCAAAGTGAACCGGATCGGTATCCATCAAAGAACCGGCATTGTCACGAAGGATCTTTCTGGCGCCGACGATATCGGCTTCGGTCTGGGTCGCAGCCATATTATAAGACCACGGTACATACTTATACAGACCGGTCAGCTGACCTTCAATATAGTTGGCCAGAGAATAGACAGCCGGTGAAACGTGCTCGGTGATGATTTTTTCGCCGGTGTAGGCCAGTTCCTGGTCGGTCAGTGCAAACTTGACTTCTCGCCAGTTGTCGACAGAGATGGTGATGTAGTTCGGTGCCACATCGGCAGCAGTACCAGTTCCGCCAGCCTGGGTTGAGAACGTCCCGGGCTTGCGGATCTGAATAGTAGAACCGACATTGGCGCTCTTGCGCTCGGCATCATAGCCACGGTGAACGCGCGCAGCCATGCCGAGAGCGTTCTCGAGGACCATAAGGCCTTCTTGTGCATAAAATACCGGATCATAAGGAGTTGTGTAATTAGCCATTTCCTAAAATTCCTCCTGGAATCTTGCTGTCAGGAAGATTCCGTCGCACAAGAACACCTTGATGCGGGCCTTCCTAACGATCTTGTTTGATAACGAGTTCGACCCCGCGTTCGGCGGCCCTTTGCTTCGCCCGGCGATACTTGATCGGGTCCATCGCATCGGCTCTCGAAATCATCAAGAGCTCGCCATCAGCCGATAGGTCCGTGTTGCCGGATCCGCCAGATCCTCCGCCGCTCGTGCGCAGAATTCGATCCCGCATCGGATAATTATCGATGATGTGAGCAATTGCCTCTTCAAAAGATGCCGGGCTGCCAAAATTCTTGGGGTCATTTGAAATTATTGTCTCTCCGTTCCATTTACCAATCGGGACCATCTTGCCTTCGATTTCTTTGATCTCGAAGTTTTTCCCGAAATAATCGGCCGCCATGTCGGGCGGTAAAATTGTCTTTGGCTTCTCGCCCGTAAAATACGGGCTTCTCGAAAAATGATTCGTAATCACCAGATCACGGATTTTCTTGTTCGATTTTTCGATCTCTTCGTTTAGTCGCTGCATTTCAGACAGATGCTTATCGCGGGCATCTTTTTCCTTCTGTTCGAAGGAAGTCGTGTATTTTTCCTTAAGCTTTTCAATTTCGCCAGCATCGACTAATTTTTTGTCATCGAGGTTGGCAACGGTGTCGAGCGCTTTCTTGGCCTTTTCAATGTCGAATCCCTCGTAGCTTTTCATTTGCTTTTCGAGTTCTTCGATTCGCAACCTTCGAGAAGCACTTTCACCGTTCAGCGTTTTAATCTTATCCATGCTTGCTGCCGCATCGAACGGAATTTCCTTTCCGTCCTCTGTGACATAAATCGGAAGCTTCACGCCATTATCTGACTCATGCAACGCAACCTGACCATCGACAATTTTCAATTCCATGGCTTCTCGCCCTCCTTTATTCCGGCTTCGCGCCTGTTCCTTTGATTTCTGCAGCTTCGCGCTGCGTCTTTGAATATGGCTCCGGGATACAATGCGGAGCACCCCGGAGCCATCGGTACTGGTGGAGTCGGTTCCCGGCTCCGGTATCCGGATTTTGGCCTAAATCCGGATTTTTCTTGACAATAATCTTACTTTTAGTAAGACTTGTCAAGGAAAAACACATTATATAGGGGGTCTTACACATCAGACACCACAATATATGGACAAAAATAAGGGGTTTTTGAGTGGCAAATCATCCGACAGTCAGAAAGCGCATGAAGGCAAACACGATTCGCGAACGGCGGATGAAAATAACCGAGCTTGCCCGCCAGGGATACCGGCAGTGGGAAATCGGCGAAATGCTTGGGATAAAACAATGCACTGTCGCAAAAGATTTAAAGATCATGGAAACGATCTGGATGCGAAGTGGCATGCTCGACCTGCACGTAATGAAACTCCGCCAGCTTAATAAGTTAGATGAGATGGAGCAGATCGCCATTCAGCGCCTGGAGGCGCTTAAGAAAGACCCGCGGGCAGGAAGCAGGTGGCTTGAAGAACGAAGAAAAATCATTGACAGGCGTTGCAAAATTCTAGGGCTCGACGCTCCGAAGCAGTTCGACATCAATGTCGAAATTGGAGAGACGAAAGAACAGAGAGACGCCGCCGTCAAAGCCGCACAGGCCATGCTCGACGACAGCGATATTATTGATGTCGTGCCTGAAATAACTCAGATCGAGCACAATCCTGGAGAGCAATTTGATACAGAAGAATACAGCAGCAAAGATGCCGCCGAATCTTGCGTCCACAGGTAAGCGTGTCGTTACCGCTCAAGATTATGCCCACACCTACCTTTTATCATATGCCGCATACCAGTATCCAGACTACCGTATTGCCAGCCACCATAAATTAATCGCGAAGTATTTGGAAGCAGTAGAGAGCGGTAAGTGCCCGAGATTAATGATATTTTTGCCCCCCCGCCATGGCAAGAGCATGTTAGCTTCGGAATTCTTTCCAGCTTGGTACATCGGCAGAAACCCCACCCACCAAATAATTGCTGCAACATACTCTTTCGAAAGAGCAGGAGACACGGGGCGCAAGGTCAGGAACCAACTCATCGACCCACTTCACAGGAGTATCTTCCCTGGTTGCACCGTGTCAACCGATAACAAGGGTGCTAACAGAGTATCCACAGATCAAGGCGGGAACATTTATAGCGTGGGTGTTGGAGGGGCTGCTACTGGGCGTGGTGCAAATTGCCTCCTAATTGATGATCCAATCAAAGGCCGAGAAGAAGCAGAGAGTGAAATTTCTCAACGGAAGCTGCGCGATTGGTTCCGAAGTGTAGCCTACACACGACTTATGCCTGGAGGAAAAATAGTAGTCATTTTAACACGTTGGAGCTACTATGATCTCGCCGGATGGCTGCTCGAAGAGAAGAAAAGCGAGAACTGGACAGTCCTGAGCATCCCCGCCCTGTGTGAGAATCCCAATAGCGATATCCTGCATCGCAAGCAGAACGAAGCCCTGTGGCCGGAGTGGTATCCCTACGGCACGTTGATGCAAATCAAGGAGACGATCGGCACGCGCGATTGGAACGCCCTCTACCAGCAGCGCCCGCTACCTGAAGAAGGCGGCATGGTTAAGCTGGACTGGTTCAAGAAATACAGCTACGAGACATGGCGGAAGTACCGGCGCATGAAGCGCAACATGGGCGAGCACTTCGACGCCAATCGCGACGAATTCAAGGAATTCAAGTGGAACCGCGTAGTCTGCAGCTGGGACACGGCTTTCAAGGAAAAAGAGCTCAACGACCCGTCGGCCTGCACGATCTGGGGCATAACCAACACAGATGCCTACCTGCTATGGGTCATCAATGAGCGGATGGACTATCCCACGCTGCGCCGCACCGTTATCGAAGTGCACGAGAAAAATAAGAAGTACTATAAATTCGGCTCGGCCCAAGTGCCCGTGCTGATCGAAGACAAGGCCTCCGGACAAAGCTTGATCCAGGACTTGAAGGCCTCCACGCAGATCCCGATCATACCGATCAAAGCTGATGCCAATAAGCAAATCAGACTGCAGCGCGTGACGGCGATCATCGAG